GGTCACGCCGTACCGCTCGACCAGCTTGTTCCGAAACTCATCCGCCGTGTACGGGATCAGCACTTTGACGCTATCGTCATCGATCCCATTTACAAAGTTATCACGGGCGATGAGAACAACGCCTCCGAAATGGGCGCGTTCTGTAACCAGTTCGACAAGATTTGCACGGAGACCGGGTGCAGCACCATCTACTGCCATCATCACAGCAAGGGTGCGCAGGGCATGAAAAAAGCGATGGACAGAGCGTCGGGCTCCGGCGTGTTCGCCCGTGATCCTGATGCCCAGCTTGACATGATTCAGCTTGAGCTTTCCGAGGATATCGCAAACAACGTCCGTGACGGCAATGAAACCGCATGGCGGCTCGAATCCTCGCTGCGTGAGTTCCCGAACATCACGCCCGTCAACTTCTGGTTCGAGTACCCGATCCATAAGGTCGATGACAAAGGGACGCTCGGCGCGATGCCTGCACAGGGCACTCCGCAGGCAGGACGGCTCAACAATCCGAAGAGCAAGACGCCGGATGACGCCGCCGAGGAGTTCCGCACCGCTTTCTCCGCTCTCGACATGGACGGCAAGGTCACCGTGAAGGACATGGCGGAGTACATGGGCGTCATTGATAAGACCGTGTACGCAAGGCTCAAGAAAATGGGCGACGAGTTCACTCTCGACAAAGGCGTCATCACGAAAACGAACCCTGAAAACGGCTGATCGGATTTTCTTCTTCTACGCTGTCTATAAAAAGATATAGACGGAAGAACGGTCGTTACACTCCCAAAGTGTGAAGGGCTGCATAGCCTGCCCTTCCACTTCTGCGGAGCGCAACGTAACAGCACGGAAAAGAAGAACCCAGGATACACGGAGGTGTAGAAAATGGACTTTTTTATAGCAATGAAGCCGCCGACCGCAACCGCGCAGGAAAAACAGGTGCGCATCGTGAACGGCAAACCGATATTTTACGATCCCGCTCCCGTGAAGGACGCGAAGAAACTGCTCATCGGTCATCTCATCCTTCATAAGCCGGACAAACCGATAGAAGGAGCCGTCTCGCTCACGACGCTGTGGCTCTTTCCGAAGGGCAAGTCCCATAAGAACGGCGACTGGCGGGTGACCAAGCCCGATACCGACAATTTGCAGAAGCTCCTCAAGGACTGCATGACAAAATGCGGATTCTGGAAGGACGATGCCCAGGTAGTCAGGGAGACCGTTGAGAAACGCTGGTCGGATGAGCCGACCGGCATATACATCGAAATTACCGAACTGGAGGTGAAGCAGGATGCCAAATAACATATACCGCAATTCCGAGGGCTATTACGATCCGACCGCAGGAGCCGCCCTCGCAAAATGCGACAGGAAGGAAAAAAGCGACCGCAGGAAGGCGATTCGTAAGTCAAATGCAAAAGCCCGGAAACAGGCCGCCTCCGAATATCGGTCTATTGTCTATATCTGCAGCAGATATGCCGGGGATATCGCAAACAATGTGATAGCGGCACAGAGATATTGCCGATTCGCCGTTGATAGCGGATACATCCCCTTTGCGGCGCACCTTTTATTTCCTTTATTCCTTAATGACGCGATTCCCGCCGAGCGGATGCTGGGGCTGTCCTTCGGAAACATCTTCATGGACAAATGCGACGAGGTATGGATTTTCGGCTCGGAATATTCGGCTGGTATGCAGGCGGAATACGACCGCGCCGTAAAGAAGGGCTACCGAATCCGCTATTTCACAACCGACTTCCGTGAGGTCACAGGTCACGGGAACGGAGGTGGCGATGGACCCATATGAAAAACTGGCGAACGCCATCATCATCCAGGCGGCAAAGGACTACCGCACCGCCTTAAGGAAACTGCGGAGAAATCCGCGAAACCATCTCGCTCAAGCGGAGGCTGAATCCATAGAACGGTTCTTCCGCTCCGGCTGGTACAAGTGCCTCACCGATGTGGACGGCGAAATGGTGATACGAAAACTCAGAGAGGAGGATTAACGGCTATGACTGCAAAAGAATATCTGCGTCAGGCGTACCGGCTTGACCACAGGATAAATTCCGACCTTGCGGAACTCGAACGGCTCCGCGACATGGAAGGCAGCATCAGTTCTCCCAGCTTCGAGGAACACTATAACCCGAACCGCAACACGGAGGCTCCCTTCATCCGCTGCCTTGAGAAGGTGTGGGATTTGGAGATGAAGATAAAGACCGAGATCGACAAACTCATATCCTTAAAAGACCAGATGCGCGAGGTGATTGACGCCGTCCAGAACACGGACGAGCAGATGGTTCTCCGCTACCGCTATATCCATAACATGACATGGGAGCAGATCGGTGACGAACTCAAAGCTGACGAAAGCACGGTCAGACGGTGGCACCGCAGGGCGCTTGCAAGCGTTATCGTCCCGGCTGATCCCATCGTGATATAAATGTGCCGAAAATACCCGGTTTTGCCCAGCAATGCCCACCTTGCATTTATGGTACATTATAATCAGCGGAGCAGAATCAAGAAGCCTCAAGGGTGCAGACCTTTGGGGCTTTCTTCATGCCCAGGAAAGCGAGGTGAAAGGATGCCAAGGAAACCGAAACGACCATGCCGCTATCCCGGATGCGGTCGGCTCTCTGACGGTCCCTACTGTGAGGAACACAGGAAAGCCGTGCGGGACGATTACAACCGTTACGAACGCGCTCCCGACAGCAACAAGAAATACGGCAGGTGTTGGAAACGAATCCGAGACCGCTACGCTGCGGCACACCCGCTGTGCGAACGCTGCCTCAAGGAAGGTCGGTACACTCCCGTCGAGGAAGTGCATCACATCGTTCCCATCTCGAAAGGCGGCGACCACAGGGAAAGCAATCTGATGAGTCTTTGTCAGTCGTGCCACACCAAAATCCATGTGGAGATGGGCGACCGGTAGGGCGGTCAAAATCTCTGCGGGACCTATAGCGGACAGCGGCCTGGGGCTTCGTGTGCAAAAATTCCTATTCAAACGGGGTATTAACCCCTGCCCGCCAAAGCGAGGTGATTTTAGTGGCAAAAGACGGAACGATGAGAGGTGGTCCCCGTCCCGGTACGGGACCGAAACGCAAGGCTCTCGTGGACAAAATCAATAACGGAAAGGCGGACGCGGCGATGGTACTCCCTGCGCCTACGGAGATCGAGGGCGTGGACGTGCCGCCTGTAAAGGAGTACCTGAAAGCAGCGCAGAAAAACGGCAAAGACCTGTGCGCCGAGGAAGTCTACCGTGATACCTGGAACTGGCTCAAGGCAAGAGGCTGTGAAATGTTAGTAAACAACCAGCTTATCGAGCAGTACGCCATGTCGGTTTCCAGATGGATACAGTGCGAGGAGGCAATCTCCGAGTTCGGATTCCTCGCCAAGCATCCCACCACGGGGAACGCCATCGCTTCTCCCTATGTGGCGATGAGCCAGACCTACATGAAACAGGTCAACCAGGTCTGGTATCAGATTTACCAGATCGTGAAAGAAAACTGCTCCGTGGAATACGGCGGCAGAAGCCCACAGGACGATTTGATGGAGCGGCTATTATCCGCTCGGAAAGGAAACTGACATGAAAACTTACAAAACCGCTGAAAGCGTATGCGCAGGGCATCCCGACAAGCTCTGCGACTATATCTCCGACAGCATCCTCGATGCGTGTCTGTATAAGGACAAGTCCTCCCGCGTGGCCTGTGAGGTCATGGCGACAAGGCACCGCATCATCGTTGCCGGAGAGATCACCTGCTCCAAGAGCGTGGACATCCGCTACGAGGTGCGCAGGGCTTTGCAGAAGCTCGGCTACAATCCCCTCGCTTTTCTGATTTATGTGTTTGTGCATAAGCAGAGCCGCGACATCGCGGGCGGTGTGGATTTGAGCATCGAAGCAAGGAACGGCGACACCTCCTGCTACGCTCACCTCGGCGCGGGCGACCAAGGAACGGTCTACGGCTACGCCACGGACGAGACGGATGAGTACATTCCGCTGCCGCTTCTTCTTTCACACAAAATATGTAAAAGACTGGACTCGGTGAGGCGTGACAACATCATCCGCGGCATCAAGCCGGACGGCAAGGCGCAGGTCACCGTGGAATATGTGAACGGCAAACCCAAGCGCGTGAAGACCATCGTGGTATCTGTCCAGCACAGCAAGGACAAAGACCTCGATGTGCTGAAGAACGAGATCATCTCCGAAGTGCTGCATCCCGTGTTTACGAAGTTCCCCTTCGATGCAGACACGGAAATCCTCGTCAATCCCTCCGGCAGATTCGTGGAGGGCGGTCCCGGCGCTGACACGGGGCTTACGGGCAGAAAACTGATGGTGGATACCTACGGCGGACTCGGCGCACACGGCGGCGGCGCGTTCTCCGGCAAGGACCCCACGAAGGTCGACCGCTCCGGCGCATACATGGCGAGGTACATCGCAAAGAACATCGTGTCGGCGTCCCTTGCGAAGGAATGTCAGGTCGCAATCAGCTACGCCATCGGCAAGGCTGATCCCATTGCCGTGCAGATCGATACCTTCGGCACGGGCAAGGTCGGCGATGACATTATCGCAAAGGCGGTAAACGATGTGTTCAATATGCGTCCCGCCGCGATCATCAACGACTTTGCGCTGCGCAGATGCTCCTTTGCCGACTATTCCGCCTACGGGCATTTCGGCAACGGCTACCCTGCGTGGGAGCATACCGACAAATACAGAGAACTGAAGGAGGCTGTGGAGAAATATGGGAAAGACGACGACTGAAATGCAGCTCGTTCCGATTGCGAAACTCGTACCGTATGTAAATAACGCGCGGACGCACTCGCCGGAACAGATCACCAAGCTCCGCTCCTCCCTCCGTGAGTTCGGATTCATCAATCCCGTCATCATCGACCGTGACTATGGCGTTATCGCCGGCCACGGTCGTATTCTTGCGGCAAAGGAAGAAGGCATCACCGAGGTGCCCTGCGTGTTCGTGGACTATCTGACCGAGGCGCAGAAAAAGGCGTATATAATCGCCGACAACCGTTTCGCCCAGGATGCCGGATGGGACGAGGAACTCCTGCGTATCGAGATCGAGTCTCTGCAGGGCGCGGACTTTGATGTATCGCTCACGGGCTTTGAGGCGGACGAGATTGCCGACCTCTTTGCCGGGGACAAGGAATCGGATGTGAAGGATGACGATTTCGACCTGACCGCTGCCCTTGAGAAAGCCTCCTTCGTGGAGCGCGGGGACATCTGGACGGTCGGCAGGCACCGTCTCATGTGCGGGGACGCTACTTCCGCAGAGGATGTGGCAAAGCTGATGGACGGCAGGAAAGCCAACCTCATCGTGACCGATCCTCCGTATGGCGTGTCCTTCAAGAGTTCGAGCGGGCTGACCATACAGAACGACTCCATGAAGAATGACGAGTTCTACGCCTTCCTGCTTTCCGCTTTCAAGTGCATGGCGGATTCGCTCGAAAAAGGCGGCGCGGCTTATGTGTTCCACGCCGACACCGAGGGCTTGAACTTCCGAAAAGCGTTCATTGACGCCGGATTCCATCTGGCGGGCGTGTGTATATGGGTGAAGAACTCCCTTGTGTTGGGACGCTCGGATTACCAATGGCAGCATGAGCCTGTGCTTTACGGATTCCTGCAAAGCGGCAAGCATCCGTGGTACGGCGGCAGAAAGCAGACCACCATCTGGAACTACGACAAGCCCAAGCGCAACGCCAACCATCCGACATCGAAGCCGCTTGACCTCCTCGGCTATCCGATCTGCAACTCCTCCCAGGAGAACGCAATCGTGATAGACACCTTCGGCGGCAGCGGCTCCACCATGATGGCGTGTGAACAGACAAACCGCATCTGCCACATGATGGAACTGGACGAGAAATACGCATCGGTCATCCTCCGCAGAGCCGTGGAGAACGGTATCGCGCCGGAGGATATTTTTGTGGAACGGGACGGGAAACAGATACCCTACGCTGACCTTGTGAAGGAGGTGGAACTACCCGATGGAACAGAATAAATTGACGCTCGGCAGCCTCTTTGACGGTTCCGGCGGTTTTCCTTTAGGCGGCTTGATTTCCGGCATCGCTCCCTTGTGGGCATCGGAGATCGAGCCGTTTCCTATTCGGGTGACCACCAAACGGCTGCCGTTCATGAAGCATTATGGTGATGTGTCCGCATTGAACGGTGCAGAACTCCCGCCTGTGGATATCATCACCTTTGGTTCGCCGTGCCAGGACATGAGCATCGCGGGCAAGCGTGAAGGTCTGGACGGAAACCGCTCCGGGCTTTTTTATGAAGCCGTCCGAATCGTAAAGGAAATGAGGTGTGCAACCGATGGAAAATATCCGAGATACATCGTCTGGGAAAATGTCCCAGGCGCATTCAGTTCAAACAAGGGCGAAGACTTCAAAGCCGTCCTCGATGAGATCTGCCGTGTCAAAGACTGTGAAGCTGATACTCCTCGACCGAAGAAATGGCCAGGTGCAGGATGCATCGTGGCAGATGATTACTCCGTCGCATGGCGGGTATTTGATGCTCAATACTGGGGAGTTCCCCAGCGCAGAAAACGCATCTACCTTGTCGCAGATTTTGCAGGTCAATGTGCCGGAAAAATACTATTTGAGTCCGAAGGCTTGTCTGGGTATACTCCGCAGGGCTTCCACTCGTGGCAAGGAACTGCCGATCCTGCTGAAGAAAGCCCTGGAACGGCAGGCGCTGTCTGCTTGAACGATCAGGGCGGCGACCGCATGGATGTGTCCGAGGATGTGACGGGAACGCTCCGCGCACAGGATCACGGGCATCCTCCCGTAGTGATGGGTGCGGCGGGCTTCTGCACGGAGCATTCGGCAAAGAGCCGCTCCATCGGATATGAGGAAGAAACCTCCCCGACGCTCCGAGCTGGGACTGTTCCCGCGGCGGTCTATGAGAACCACAGCCAGGACACCCGCTATACCGGTCCCGTTGAAGTCGCTCCCACAGTCATGTCGACCTACGGCACGGGCGGCAACAACCAGCCCTTCGTGGTGGAAACGCCAAAGACGCTCAAAATCCGCAGCGGATGTGAAGGCGGCGGCAAGGGACCTCTCATCCAGGATAACAAGTCCGCCACGCTGTCATGCAATAACGACCAGACGCTTTTCGTTCCGACCGTGTTCGGCATCTGCTCCAAGGACTCCAATGCCATGAAGTCCTCCAATCCCCACAGCGGGATTTACGAGGCGGATACCTCGCGGACACTTGATGGCAACGGCGGTAATCCCACCTGCAACCAGGGAGGCATGGCTGTCGTGGCCTTGGAGGGCAACGGCGCAAGACCGTCCCACAAAGGCAGCGGATACTCGGAGGATGGCGTCGGCTTTACGCTGAACGCCACGGAACAGCACGGCGTAGCTTACGGCATCGACAGAGCAACCTATAACATGGGACAGAACGCACAGTTCGGCATAGCGGTCGAGGAAGAAGTCGAGCCTACGATGGTGGCGAAAGGACCAGGCGCTGTCGCCCATCCCGTATATACCACAAGCAAGAACTCCTATCACACCGAGGCGGAGGAAGATGTGGCGAACACGCTGGTCGCTACGGATTACAAGGACCCGCCGACCGTATCAGAGGAACCCTACTATATAGTACGCAGGCTCACGCCTACGGAATGTGCGAGGCTCCAGGGCTTTCCTGACTGGTGGTGCGATGATCTCGGAACGGATGAACCGACCGATGAGGACGTGGCGTTCTGGCGCGAGGTATTTGAAACGCACCGCAAGGTCATGGGTACTTCCTCGAAGCCGAAAACGGATGCGCAGATCATCAAGTGGCTCAAGAAGCCTCACGCCGACTCCGCCGAATACAAACTGTGGGGCAACGGCGTCGCCCTTCCGTGCGTCCATTTCGTGCTTTCGGGCATTGTGTATTACTCACAGTTTCCGACCGCATAATCGGGTGGTTATTCTACAGCGGAAAATCCGTAATTTACTTGCTATTCCGGGGCTTTAGAGTGATGTATATACATGCCGAAAGGCACAGAAAACAAGCAGAAAACGGAGGTAAACACAATGCAGGTAAAGTACAACGTAACAGGCGCAAGGCGCAAGGAACTGGTCAAGGTCATCTCGGACACCACAGGGGCAAAGGCTGAATACAAATTCATGCCGACCTGCAACTACGAGATCGACTACTTCACGGTCACCAAGGACGGAACGCTCCTCTTTGATGACCGCGCCGACAGCGAGGAGGTCGAGCAGGTGCTTGAGGCAATCGCCGCCGCAGGCTTTGAATGCGAGGCGCAGGATGAAGAATCCGATGAGGCTGCCGAAACCGAGGCACAGGCCGATGTGGACGGCCTTACGGTCGAGATGCCGAGGAACTTCTTCACGGATGCCGCGCTCGACAATCTGAAACGGCTTGTCGAAAGCAAGGCGGCGCTCATCAAGAAAGCCATCGGCGCAGACACCCTTCCGATCGAGGTGACGGACGAGAAGGTTTCCTTCCCTTGGTTTGCCGAGACCGAGCCGGATGCGGTACGCGCCTACACCAATTTCATCAGCAAGCTCTCCGAGATGGCGAAGAACGCCACGAGGGTGACGGCGACTGAAAAGGCGGTCGACAACGAGAAGTACGCATTCCGCTGCTTTCTCCTCCGCCTCGGCTTTATCGGAGCGGACTACAAGACCGACAGGAAAATCCTGCTGAAGAACCTCACGGGCTCCTCGGCATTCAGAAACGGAGGTGCGGATCATGAGATTTCCGAATAAAGAAACCATCGAGCGCATCCGCAGGGAGTATCCTGCCGGAACCCGCGTGGAACTGGTAAAGATGGACGATGCGCAGGCTCCCGGTCCCGGCACGAAAGGAACGGTCGTGGGCGTGGACGATACGGGCTCCCTCCTCATGCATTGGGACAACGGCAGCGGCCTGAATGTGGTCTACGGCGAAGACATCGTAAAGAAACTCGCCACGGTCACGACCGTCTGCTACGGAGAGGAAAAGGTGTGGGATTCACGCAAGGACGCCGCCGATTTCTTCCTGCAGGCCATCGCGGGAACGGAAGGCGCGGAATGCGAACGCTATACCACGATTTATACCAAGCTGGTATCGGGACTGGAGGTGTGCAGCGATGACGCAGACGATTAAGGAGCAGATTCTCGCCATCCGCGACACGGGGCTTACGAATATGTTTGATGTGAACATGGTGCAGCGCCTCGCTTATGAGCGCGACTTCTACGAACTGGTGACCTTCCTCGAAGAGAACCGCAAGGAATATGTGCATTTCATCCTCTACGGCGAGGAGTAAAGTACACAATTCCCGCCGCGATACTCTGGTACATTTATTCTCGGAAATGACTTGCTATTATGTGCTTTCAGAGTATATATGTACATACCGAAAGGGAAAACACCGAAAACGGAGGACAAAGACCATGACGATCAACGATGCAATGAGAACCTACAGACTGCCGAACCCCACCACACCGGAGGATTTGGAATGCAGATGGAGCAAGCTGCTGACTTTCGGAGACAAGGTGGTCATCGCGGGATACTTCTACAACGGGCAGAACAAGCCCTGCTACTTCGGAGCAACTTACGAGTTCCTTGACGATGACCATACCTGCGAAGGAACCATCGGGCTGCGGGCGGCAAGCGAGGTCGAGTTCGAGGATGACGGACACGCCATAGCCTGGGCGATGCAGCAGTAAACACAGAAAGCAAATAACAAAAGGGACGAGCCGAAAGGCTCTGTCTCTCGTACAGATAGTTTTGACGGTCGCAGCGATGCGGCTGTTTTTTATGCCACGAGGAGGTGACGTCTTGCGACATCTGAAGAAATACAAGCCGACGAAGTTCAAGGCGAAGGACTCCGTTTATGACAAGGACAAAGCCGATTATGCCGTATCCTTCATCGAATGCCTCTGCCACACCAAAGGCACATGGGCGGGTAAGCCCTTTGAACTGATCGACTGGCAGGAGCAGATCATACGGGACATCTTCGGCATTATGAAACCGAACGGCTATCGGCAGTTCAACACGGCGTATATCGAGATACCGAAGAAAATGGGCAAGTCGGAACTCGCTGCCGCTGTCGCCCTGCTCCTTTGCTGCGGTGACGGCGAGGAACGCGCCGAAGTGTACGGATGCGCCGCCGACAGACAGCAGGCCGCCATCGTTTTTGATGTGGCTGCGGATATGGTGCGGATGTGTCCCGCGCTTGCCAAGCGAGTCAAGATACTGACCGCCACCAAGCGCATCGTGTTCCAGCCGACCAACAGCTTCTATCAGGTACTTTCGGCTGAAGCCTACTCCAAGCACGGCTTCAACATCCACGGCGTGGTGTTCGATGAACTTCATACCCAGCCCAACCGAAAGTTGTTTGATGTCATGACGAAGGGCTCCGGCGACGCGAGGATGCAGCCGCTTTACTTCCTGATCACCACGGCGGGTACGGATACTCACTCCATCTGCTACGAGACGCATCAGAAAGCAAAAGACATCCTCGAAGGCAGGAAGATCGATCCCACCTTCTATCCCGTCATATACGGCGCGGATGAATCAGACGACTGGACTGATCCGAAGGTGTGGAAGAAAGCGAACCCGTCCCTGGGCATCACAGTCGGCATCGACAAGGTCAAGGCGGCGTGCGAGTCGGCAAGGCAGAATCCAGCCGAGGAGAACTCCTTCCGTCAGCTAAGGCTCAACCAATGGGTAAAACAGGCTGTCAGATGGATGCCGATGGAGAAATGGGACGCCTGCTCCTTCGCCGTTGTCGAGGATGAACTGGAAGGCCGCGTCTGCTACGGCGGTCTCGACCTGTCCTCCACCACGGACATCACGGCGTTCGTTCTCGTGTTCCCGCCTCTTGACGAGGAGGACAAATACATCATCCTCCCGTTCTTCTGGATACCGGAAGAAAACATGGAACTGCGGGTAGCCCGCGACCATGTTCCGTATAACGTGTGGGAACGGCAGGGATACCTCCAAACCACGGAGGGCAATGTCGTTCACTACGGCTACATCGAGAAATTCATCGAGCGGCTGGGTGAACGCTACAACATCAGGGAGATTGCCTTCGACCGCTGGGGAGCGGTTCAGATGGTACAGAACCTTGAGGGCATGGGCTTTACGGTCGTGCCGTTCGGACAGGGCTTCAAGGATATGTCCCCTCCGACCAAGGAACTGATGAAGCTGACCTTGGAGGAACGCATCGCGCACGGCGGGCATCCCGTCCTGCGCTGGATGATGGACAACATATATGTGCGGACTGATCCTGCCGGGAACATCAAGCCCGACAAGGAAAAGTCAACGGAGAAAATAGACGGTGCCGTGGCGACCGTGATGGCTCTTGACCGGGCTATCCGCTGCGGCAATGACACGGCCGAGAGTGTTTACGACACCCGCGGTCTTTTGTTTATCTGAAAGGACGGTGATCTTTATGGGAATATTCAGCGGACTGTTTCGGTCGAGGGATAAGCCTGAAAACAGGACTCCCGGCAGCAGCTACGCCTTTTACATGGGCGGCTCGTCCGCGGGCAAGATCGTAAACGAACGCTCTGCCATGCAGATGACGGCGGTATATGCCTGTGTGCGTATCCTGTCGGAGGCTATCGCGGGACTGCCTCTCCATATGTACCGCTACAAGGAGGACGGCGGCAAGGAAAAAGCCATCGACCATCCGTTATACCTTCTGCTCCATGACGAGCCGAATCCTGAGATGAGTTCATTCGTGTTCCGAGAAACGCTGATGACTCATCTTTTGTTATACGGCAATGCCTATGCGCAGATCATCCGTAACGGCAAGGGCGAGATCATCGGACTGTACCCGCTCATGGCAAACAAGATGAGCGTCAACCGCGACACCAACGGGCAGCTCTACTACCAATACACGCGCTCCTCGGATGAAGCGCATCTTGCCAAAGGCGATACGGTCATTCTGATGCCGTCCGATGTGCTGCATATTCCGGGGCTGGGCTTTGACGGGCTTGTGGGCTACTCGCCGATTGCGATGGCAAAGAACGCCATAGGGCTTGCGATTGCGACCGAGGAATACGGCAGCAAGTTCTTTGCAAACGGTGCTGCTCCCTCCGGCGTCCTGGAGCATCCGGGAACCATCAAGGACCCGGCGAAGGTCAGGGATGCATGGATGAGCCAGTTCGGAGGCAGTTCCAATTCCGGCAAAGTGGCTGTGTTGGAGGAAGGCATGAAATACTCGCCCATTTCCATCTCGCCGGAGCAGGCGCAGTTCCTGGAGACCAGGAAATTTCAGATCAATGAGATAGCGAGGATATTCCGGGTGCCGCCTCACATGGTCGGCGACCTTGAGAAATCCAGTTTTTCCAATATCGAGCAGCAGTCGCTTGAATTTGTCAAATACACGCTCGATCCGTGGGTGGTCAGATGGGAGCAGTCAATACAGAGGACACTCCTCTCGCCCACAGAGAAAAAGAGCTACTTCGTGAAATTCAATGTGGAAGGACTGCTCCGTGGCGATTACGCAAGCCGCATGAACGGATACGCCACGGCAAGACAGAACGGATGGATGAGCGCCAACGACATCCGTGAACTGGAAAACCTCGACCGCATTCCTGCGGAGGACGGCGGCGACCTCTATCTCATTAACGGCAATATGCTCCCGCTTTCACAGGCGGGCGCTTTTGCAGATACAGACAACAACGGAAAGGAGGACGAATCCGATGAAGAACAGGAAGTTCTGGAATTGGAAAAATCAGACGGACGAAGAACCGTCCGCAGAGCGAGTTCTTGAACTGTACGGCACAATAGCCGAGGAAAGCTGGTTTGATGATGATATCACTCCGGCAATGTTCAAGGAGGAGCTTTTCGCGGGCAGCGGTCCCATCACCATCTGGATCAACTCGCCCGGCGGGGACTGCATCG